GATGGCGATAAGGCGAACGCCACGCTGACGCAGGATTTCCATAATCTGACCGACTTTCAGATAGTCACGACCCATAGATTGACCTTTGCCTTGATTACCCTTATGGAAAATTACAGCAACACCAAACCCAGAGAAAGGAGGTTTTCACTTGGCGTATGTACCCGTACCTAAAGACTTATCCAAAGTCAAGACAAAAGTAGCTTTCAACCTTACCAAACGGCAGATTGTATGTTTTGCGGCGGCTCTCCTGTTCGGCTTGCCGCTTTTCTTTCTGCTCAAAGACAGCACAGGCACAAGCCTTGCGTCTATGGCTATGATTGCCGTCATGCTGCCCTGTTTCCTCTTTGCCATGTATGAGAAGCATGGACAGCCCCTTGAAGTGGTGGTGAAGAACATCATTCAGACGAAATTCATAGCCCCCAAAGAACGACCATACAGGACAGACAACTTTTATTCCGCCTTAGAACGGCAGAGAAAACTTGAAAAGGAGGTATCAGCGATTGCAAAAGGAAACACGAAGAAACAGCGCGGCGGGAAGCCCAAAGCCTAACCCGCCCCGCAAGCTCACGCGCGCCGAGAAAAAGCAGATTGCGGAAATCATCAGACAGGCAAAGGGCGACGGGAAAGCGCACACCGCGCAGCAGACAATCCCCTATATCCAGATGTACCCGGACGGTATCTGCAAGGTTACGGGACGGAAATATTCAAAGACCGTCGCCTTTGAAGATATTAACTATCAGCTTGCACAGGCAGACGACAAGACCGCCATTTTTGAGAACTGGTGCGACTTCCTCAACTACTTTGACGCTTCCGTTTCGGTGCAGCTCTCTTTCATCAATCAGGGGACGCAGCGGGGCGAAGCGGAAAAAGCGGTCAATATCCCGTCACAGGAGGACGCTTTCAATTCTATCCGCACAGAATACCGGGATATGCTGAAAAACCAGCTTGCAAAGGGCAACAACGGGCTTGTCAAAGCAAAATATATCACCTTTGCCATTGAAGCCGACAGTCTGGGCGCGGCGAAATCCCGCCTTGCCCGTATCGAAACGGACGTACTCAACAACTTTAAGCTCTTGGGCGTGTCTGCCCGCCCCATGACAGGCTATGAACGCCTTAAAATGCTGCATGGCATTTTCCACCCGGAGGGCGGGCAGTTTGCCTTTGATTTTTCATGGCTTGCCCCGTCCGGGCTTTCCACAAAGGACTTTATCGCCCCGTCCTCTTTCCGTTTTGGCGAGGGGCGGTATTTCCGCATGGGGCGCAAAATCGGCGCGGTTTCATTCCTTGAAATCCTTGCGCCGGAATTAAACGACCGTATCTTATCGGATATTCTGGACTTGGAAACGGGCGTTATCGTCAATCTGCATATCCACAGTATCGACCAGACCGAAGCCATAAAGACAATCAAGCGGAAAATCACCGACCTTGACAAAATGAAAATCGAGGAACAAAAGAAAGCGGTACGCAGCGGCTATGACATGGATATAATCCCGTCCGACCTTGCCACGTTCGGCAGCGAAGCGAAAAATCTCTTACAGGACTTGCAGAGCCGGAATGAAAGAATGTTCCTCTTGACGTTCCTTGTGGTGAACATGGCAGACACAAAAAGGAAACTGGAAAACGACGTGTTCGCGGCGGCGGGCATAGCACAGAAGAACAACTGCGCCTTAACCCGCCTTCCACTGTCTGTATTTCACTGCTTGCGCCCCTTTCTCCATATCGTATACGGCAGCGCCCATACTGGCGCTGTTATTATCAACGCCAGTTTAGCTACGCATATCAGGCAATATACCACCCCGTCTACTACTACCTTTCCCGTTTCTTCCAGCGCATCTACTACGCCGTCCATAAACTCAAACATTTACCGCCCCGCTTTCTGTGTCCGTTTCGGACACCTTACCCGTATAGTCTGTTACTCTGATACCCAGAATACAGTAGCCCTCTGTAAGCCCTGTATAATCTTCCAGCATATAAATAATATCTGCATCAATCGTGCGCCCTGTATGCTTGCCGTCCTTAAATTCCAGCATTTTAAGGCTGTCGCCCTGTTTATAACCTCTGTCATTCTTCCGCAGCTCAAAGCTCTTTTTCCCGCTTACTACGTCCTCGTAATAAGATGCCACTATTTTTATCTCATGCTGCTTATGCTCTGTGTTTCCCTCGCTTGGCAGATGCTCCATTTTTTCTGTGTCTGCCAGCTCCTGCAATTTCTTCTTTGTCTGGCGGTCTATAGCGTCCTGCTCTTCGCTGTACCGCTGTTCGTCCGTCTTTTCAGCCTCTGCCTTGTTTATATACTGGTCGCATTTCTGGCACGTTCCCGTTTTTACGTTGCAGTCCTTGTATTTCTGGCAGGAATAGCACAAAGACGTTATGCTTTCTGGGTGCGGTGTTTCGTAATCGTCCCCTGCCTTTTTCTCTGCTACCTTTTCCGCTATTTCCTTTGCCCTCACATTTTTGCCCGCTGCTGCTTTTTCCGCTATTTCTTTCTGCTCGTCCTCGTCCAGCTTTGCTGCCTCGTATGCAGCAGTGATACCTAAATTGCCCTCTTTCAGCTGCTCTTTAATCTCCGGCGTTGCGTTGTTGTTGATTGCGTCCATTCTGGCTACGTTTGTGCTGCTTTCGTTTATCATAGCCGCCACTAAATCACGCATTTTGCCTTGTATCTCTAAGCCGTCCTCTTCCTTGGCTCTGATAAGCGCCGCTTTTGTACGCTCTACTAATCTGGTTTTTTCATAGGCTGTAAGCTCCTGCGTAAATCCGTTGCCAGCCAATAAGCGCAGCTCATACATTGCCTCGCTCATATCCATAAAGCGGTAAAGCACTTTCTCATACTCCTTATGTCCCCGCTCTAAGTTCAAAATATTTGCCGCATTACGTCTGTGTCCGTCGATTATACGGTATTCCCCGTTTACTCTCGCCAATACTGTAGGCTGTTCCTGTCCTACGTGTAAAAAGCTGTCTGCCAGCTCTTCTATGTTCTCTAATTTCTGGTGCGTATTCTCCTGCGCTGCCTTTACCTCGTAAGGGCTTAAATAAATCTCTTTGTATCCCTCTGTCTGTGCCTGCTGCCCTGCTGCTTTCGTCTTTGCGTTCAGAATGTCGTTAATGCCAAACTTTGCCATATTCTCTACCTCGCTTTCACAATCCTTTGTTTTTTCTTGCACTGTCCCATTACTCCGTTGCACATTTCGCACGTTCTCCAATGCTCGCAAGCGTCGCTTTGCGGGCATTTCTTCCCTGCAAATTTACTGCCCCAGTTCCAGCACTCCGTACCGCCAGTCCTGCGGCAATGCCAGTAAACGCATAATCTCTCTTTATGTGCCACGCTTGCTACCTCGCTTTCCCTGTATACGCTGTTACAAATTTCTTGTACCCCTGCGCCGCTCCGCAGCATGGGCTATACTCGTAAATCGGCTTACGCATGAAAGTATTTTCTGCTACTTTCTTGGAATACCGAATAATACCCAAAATATTAAAATCTGTCTTTTGTTCCAGCCATTCTACGCCTGCTGCCTCTCCGTCTGTGTTCTGGTATGACGTAATCAAAACGCCTGCCAGCTTTAATGCTGGGTTAAATGCCTTTGCGTCCTCTATCTGCTCTGTCACAATATCCAGCCCCTCTAAAGCGTCCTCGTCCACCTTTACGGGTACTATTACCTCGTCCGTGATTGCCAGCGCATTTACAACATTAAGCCCAATATCCGGCGGGTTATCAATGATGCAGTAATCATACTTGCCGTATATGGTGCAATCTCCGTAATACTGCATCTTTGCATATACCAGCGCTTTATATCTCTCTATCTGGTTTTCGCTGTCCTCTTTGGTTAAATTCCATGTAGCCCCAAAAAGTGACATATTCGCCGTTACAATGTCGATACCCTCATACTCTGTATGCTGTATCAGCTCGTCTGCGTTTTCCCAGTCCCCAGCCAGTAGCCTTGTAACTGGTGCTACGTTCTCTGCATCATATCTGCTGTACGCCTTGCTTAAGTTTCCCTGCTTATCGTTGTCAATCAGCAGCACCTTATAACCTCGCCTGTAAAACTCATACGCCATGTTTGCCGCTGTAAAGGTCTTGGCTACGCCACCCTTTAAATTCAAAATGCTTATTGTTTTCATTCTTTGCCTCTCTTTCCTGCGTTCGCCTCTAACGCATGGTTACTGTTTCCTGTTCTTTTGTAAGCTCGTCTGAATGTAATAAATACTGCTCTATCAGCTGCGCTGCTGGCTGCCAGCCGTAGCAGACGGCGGTATAATAGCCCTGCTGCCGCAGATACTCTAACCACTCTTTTTGTTTCTTGGTCGTCGTGTTCTCGCCTGCCTTAAGCTCTATGTAAAGCCCATGATACCCAGCCCTTGCAGCTGGTAGCATAATGTCTGGCACGCCAGCCTTTACGCCCTGCCTCTTAAGCACCGCTGCTGTTGCTTTATCACGTTTGCCGCCGTTTGGCACATGATACATATATTGCAGTTCCGGCATAAGCCCTGTTCTGTATGCAGCCCAGCTAAATAATGCCTCTTGATGCCCGCTTTCGTCGTCCAGTCTAAAGTTTCTCATTTTCTCGCCTCGCTCTCTGCTTAAATTCTACATACTGGCAAATTCTAAAAAGCAGCCCGTCCTTATGCGGCTTGCTGTTCTCTATCGCCAAAAGCGTTATTGTTTCCTCGCTTTGTAGTCCTACATTTCCCAGTACGTCCCAGCGGCATATATCGTAGTATCTGCACCGTAGGCAGCAGTGCTTACAGTCCTTGCCTTTCTGGAATAACCAGTATTTAATTTTTTCTATCATGTTTTCTGCCCTTTCTGCTGCCGTTGTCTTTCCAGCTCTCCTGCTGCTCAAAAATAGCCGCTGCAATTCTAAACGCCAGATATGCTGCCACAATCAGCGCCAGCAGTCCGGCTATTATCAACGCTGCTGCAATGGCAATGCCCTTGATTATCTGCATTTCAACCCCCCCTATCTGCTATTTTTACTAAGGTGTATCTTAAATACCCGTAGCCGTAATACTCTGGGCTATGTACTCCCATGCTCACACTGTTCTTGTCCACGTAATAACCCTTTATTGCTTTTGGCTCTTTCTTGAAATACTCACGGTCTGAAATTATGTGATACTCTGGCTCTGGTCTTACTAAATTCTTGCTGCAATTCCAGCGCTTACCCTGTAATGCTCCGTCAGTACCCTTTTTGTGCGTTCCTGTGTATTTGATTAAATAGCTTGCCAGTTCTGCATAGTTGCCGCTGTCGTCCAGAGGGAATACCTTTACCCTGTTATGCCCCTCGTATGCCTTATACCAGCAGCGCTGTAAAATCTCTGTGTCAATTTTATTTACTACAAGATGGTGATGCCTCGCACCTTTCTTGCCAATCTCCATAACGTGTATGTATTTGAACTCTAACCCTGCTTTTCTGTACTCCTTTCTGCACTCCCTCAAAAATACGTCTATGTCCTGCCGCATCTGCTCCGGCGTTCTGTCCGGCTCTCCTTTCCTGCGGATATAGTCAAGCACTAAATGGTAGTCCCCATAGCCATAGTTTGCATTTATGAGTATCCTTAACTTTCTCTCTGCCTGTCTGGTGTTTACTTTCTCCTGTTCTTCTTTTGTTGGCTTTACCTTATCCCCTCTGCTGATACCTTTCTTTTTGTATCTGCTGGTAAAGTACCTCTCTATCTCTATCGTATTTCCCGCTTTTGTTACCCTCTCTACGTACGGCATATATCTACCTCTCTGTCGGTTCGTTAATACTTTTATCAAGTGTTAAAACGGGCAGACAGCCCGTTAATTTTCTTGACTTTGTGCCATACATAGCTTATAATTTTTATAGTATTTCAAAGCTGTATAGCTTAGCGCCTATGGTGTTTCCCCACCGTAGGCGCTTTTATTTTTTCATGTTTCCTGCCGCTCTCCCATGCGGCTTAAGGCGTACTCATAAGCCCGCCTGTATGGTTCTCTGCAATCGTAACCCGTGCAGCTATATAATTTGCTGCCCTTGCAAAATTCGCAGCTATGCAGCTTTGCGTAATCGCTCGCCGCCCTCTCCTGTTGCTTTTCCTCATATTCCAGATGCCGTTTAATCTGGTTTGCATCTATAACCGTAATTCCCAGCATATTTGCTGTATGTATTTCTCTGTCCATTCCCTCTGTTATGCCGTATTTCACACCAGCAATAACAAAATCGCAGCCTTTCAGCAGCGCAAGCCCCGCAGCCATGCCCCTTGCCCGCTCTTCCGGCTTTTTATCGTCCATGCACTGCGTCATATATAAATGCGGCGTAATGGGTGCTAAGCCCGCCTCTAACGCCTGCCGTGTCAGCTGCTGCGCATAATCTATGTTTCTGTCCAGCTCTGCGCCATCTTTCGCCCTATATGGGCTGCATATATAAACCTTTCTCATGCCTTTTTACCCGCTTTCTGTTGTGCCTCTGCCCGTGCCTGTTCATTTCCTGCCAGATATGCTGCTAAGCACATCAGCTCGTCTGCTCCCTTTTGGTCTATAAAATTACAATCAACGCAGCATTTACAGTACCCCGTAATCTGTAAATATCTGTCGTATACTTCCTGTGGTGTCTGGCACTGCTTTAAGCTGTCCACCATGTCTGCAAGCTGCTGTATTGCCTTTATGCCTGCCTCGCCGCCCTTTCCGTGTATCCCTACTGTAATCTGCCGCATTTTTGTTGCGCCGTCTGCTCCTAAAATTGTTTTACTCTTCATTCTGTGCCTCGCTTTCTTCCTTAAACCCAGCCAAAAGCATAGTCATTGCATCTATCGCTGTATCAAAATGTTTCCCCAGCTCTGCTGCGTCAATAAGCCCCTGCTTTGTGTTTCTTCCGTTCCCTTTCATTGCTTGCGCTTGCAAAATAGGTTTTAACTGGCTAAGCCCAGCTATGCTGTTCTCTAACTCTTCCTCGCTCACGCAGATTTTTACATAACCATTGCCGATATGTTCAACGCTCATTTTCTGCCTCTTCCTTTCTTCTAATCAGCCGTACCGATACCTCATAAGCTGTGCGCTGTTCTCTTTCTCCTGTGGCTGCGTCAAGCACCTTTTCATACTGGCGGCTCTGATACCGTCCCAGCAGCTCTACAGTGTCGCCCTGCTGCCACTGCGCCGCCTCGTCTGCCTGTTCCTGCCAGCAGATGCACGGTAAAAAGCAGCTGCCGCCTGTAAGCTCATTTCTTACCTTTACCGTAATATCAGTAATGCGCTTGCCTCTCGGTGTTTCTCTGTATGTTGGTTTATTCGCTATAACGCCTCTTACTGCTGCCTCGTCCTGCTCTACTGCCTTTTCCGATACCGCCACAAAATCTGCCAGAATATATACCAGCAGTCTACCGCTCTGGAAGTCCTTAAGCGTCTGCGCCTTACCTGTCAGTAAAAGCCTGCTGCCCTCTACAAATTCCTGCATAACGTCAAATTCTATGCCGTTGCAAGCCCTGTATGGTACGTCCTCTGCAAATACTATCGTTACCTCGTCCGGCACGCCGTTTGGTCTTACCGTTTCCAGCTTTGCCATATAACCACAAAACGGCAGCCCGCATAGCTGCTTAATTTCCTTAATCTGTGTAAGCGTTCCTACCAGTCCCGCTGCATTTCCCTTGATACCGCCACCTGTAAGCTCGTCCATGATTGCAGTATCTAAATCCCGTAAAAAATCTGGCTTTTTCTTTGTCATACTTCCTGCCCTTTCCTTTCCTGTATATATATGGTGCAGTAAAGTGACATCTGCAAATCACTAAACTTATACTGTGCTGTCTGGTCTGGCTCTAATGGTTTCATAAGCCCCAGCTCTTTCCAGCGTCTGTGCGTTATCTCCGGCACTGCCCTAAACTTCTTTACCTCATGCTCGCTGTATTTTCGGTATTCCTCGCTTATCTCATGGTCTGCAAACGGTTTGAACGCTGCCAGATACCCTACGTAAACCTCTGCTTTTCCCTCGATAATGCGCAGGCGGTCTGAACTCTCCAGCGTGCCTATAAATTCCTCTACTGTCACTGTCTGCCTCTCCTATTTCTCCGGCATTTCGTACAGCCTCGGTATTACTGCTGCAAACGGCTGTACGTCCATGCCGCCCCTTACTATAGCTGCACCGCCAGCCGTAAACAGATAGCTTACGCACGCTTTCTGTATCTCGTCCAGAACCTCTAAGCAGCGCTCTTTTGTGGCATACTCTCCGATTTCCTCTAAACACCCGTCACTTATGCAAATTACGTGGCGCTTTTTGTCTGCCTCTGCGCCGCCTCTCTTTTTCTTTATGTCCTCATACTCTCCGTACTCTACGCAGGCGTAATTACCGCCCAGTCTATACAGCTTTTCTTTATTCTGGCTGCGTATATATACCTCGCTCATTGCCTTTATCTCCTTGCCTCTAAGTTTTCCATTTCAGAAATGCAGTTTGACGGTATCAGCTCATAAGCTGCCGCCTCTATTTCTGTAAGCGCCTCTTTGTACTCAATGTATCCCCACGCCTGCCGTGCTATCTCTGGTACGTTCTGCCGTTCCTCAAAATTTTCTATATGTAAAATCTCGTTTCCCTGCGGCTTTGGAAATGTTCCCAGCGATAACGGGCGTAAAGGGCTGTAATATCTGTGGCTCATTCTCCCGCCCCGCTTTCTTCTTTATGTTCTTGGTAGCCCTCTAAGTAGCCTATTGCCTCTACGTCAATGTCCTTGCCGTTTTTACCGTCGTTATTTATCCGAATTTTGCCGTAGTAGGCGTAAATACAGCAGCCGTCATAGTCATATACTCTTATGCTGCCCTCTGTGGCTGCCTCTGGTGTTTCAATAACCAGCGGCTCTGCCTGCTGCATCTGTGCTGCTACCTGTTCGTCTGTTACTGGCTCGCTGTTCTTTCCTCTGTACCAGATAGCCAGCATAAACAAAATGATTGCCAGCACGCCTGCCGCTATAATGGCTACGTACTGTATCAGTTTCTTAACTGTCTGTCGTTTTCGTTTTCTCATTTCCCGCCTCGCTTTCCTCTATCATTGCAACCCTGCTACGCCGTTCTATCCCCGTAGCCATAAACGCTATTTTCATATCTCTTTCGTTAAATTTGTCGTAGCCTCCTACTGGTGCATCTTCTGGAAAAATCTTCTGTGCCTGTATGAAAGCGTCCATAAATGTACTTAATTCCTCATAAAATACGTTTCTGTAAAATTCAAACTCTAACTCTATTTCGATTTTCTGTGCTTTCGTGCAATATATGCCGATTTTCTGCCGCCGTCCGTATGGCTTGTATGCTGTTCTGTCAGATTTAGCACCCATGACCTTATACATACACTGCCGCAGCAGTTTTATTTCGTGCTTTCCGTTGTAGGAAAATATCGTATATTCATACTCTTCCTTTTGCAGTTCGTCTAAGGAATTTATACCGTTATCCTTAAGCAGCTTTGCAAGTTTCTTTTGCGCTGTCGTTTTCTCGCCGCCTACGCCCCGCTCTGCCAGTGCTTGCAGCTTTTTAATACGCTGTATTGTTTTTTCGTCCATGTATTGCCCTCTCTTCTGTAGCAAAATAGTAGTCGTCTACTATCAGCATTTTTTTACTGAAAAGGCACATAAGCCCCAGCGGTACGGTAATAACCGCTATTGTTATGTCGCCCTCTGTCGCCCATGCCGCCAGCACGGTAACTGCCAGCATTGCAAGCCCGTAGGCTTTCTGCTTAATGAAATACCAGCGGCGGGCTTTCTTTGCCTGCTCCCGCTGCCGCCTCTGCTCTTTTTTCTTTCGCATATCTGCTATGGCATCTGCATAGCCTCTCTGGTATGCGTCCTCTACTATCAATGCCTCTGCTGCCATTCTCTGCCTCTCTTCCTTTCGGCGGCGCTCTCTGCCTTTCCATGTGTGCCGCTCTCCTGTTCTGGCGTTTGGTTTTACCGTGCGGGCTGCTTTTCGCATTAAAAAGCAACTGAAAACCTGTTGACTGTCCACATACTTTCTGGCTGGTATGACCGCCGCTATTTTTCCACGGTATACAGATTGCAGCTATTAGCCTGCTGCCCTCTGCCGCAGGCTCGCCATGCCTGCTACGCAATGTGCCGTGTGGGACTTGAACCCACGACTTGCCGCTTATGAGGCGGCTGCTCTAACCAACTGAACTAACGGCACTCGTGGCGGCTGCTGCCGCCTACATTTCCTCTAAACTGTCGGTTTCTTCCAGATAGCCTATAAATTCCTCTAAACTATCTACGTTTTCCTGCATCTGCTCGCCACGTTCTCCATATTGCAAACTCTCCGGCAGATTTTCGTAGCTTTCCTGCTCTTCGTCTTTTACCTCTTCCAAAATGTCCCTTGCTTGGCTTATCAGCTCTAATGCCTCTGCAATTCTGTTGCGCCTCTGCTTATTCAT